TGACGAGTTCGCTTTTATCCCGAATCACATTGCTGACCAATTCTTTGCATCTGTTTATCCTACTATCTCTTCTGGTCAAAGAACAAAAGTCATAGTTGTATCAACACCACGAGGTATGAATCATTTCTACCGAATGTGGCATGATGCGGAGAGAGGAAAGAATGAATATATTCCAACGGAGGTTCATTGGTCAGAAGTGCCAGGCAGAGATTCTGTTTGGAAAGAACAAACAATCGCAAACACATCAGAACAACAGTTTCGTGTTGAGTTTGAATGTGAGTTTCTTGGATCTGTAGACACTTTAATCAGTTCTTCAAAATTAAAGTCATTAGTTTATGATGAACCGATCAAGAAAAACGCTGGATTAGATATCTATTTTGAACCAATTAAGAATCATGATTATGTAATTACAGTTGACGTGGCTCGTGGTGTGGGCATTGACTACTCTGCATTTGTAATCACCGATATTACAACCTTTCCACACAAAATTATTGGTAAGTATCGAAACAATGAAATTAAACCAATGTTGTTTCCAAGTATCATTGTAGATATTGCAAAGGCGTACAATAATGCTTTTATCTTATGTGAAGTAAATGATATCGGAGATCAAGTTGCAAGTATTATTCAATATGATTTAGAATATGATAATCTTTTATTATGTTCAATGAGAGGTCGTGCTGGTCAGATTGTAGGGCAAGGATTTTCAGGCAAGAAAACACAGTTAGGTGTAAAGATGTCTAAGACTGTGAAAAAAGTTGGATGTTCTAATTTAAAAACTTTGATTGAAGATGAGAAGTTAATATTTAATGATTATGATATCATATCTGAACTTACAACCTTTATTCAAAAACATAATTCATTTGAGGCTGAAGAAGGATGCAATGATGATCTTGCCATGTGTCTTGTGATATACGCATGGTTAGTTGCACAAGATTATTTTAAAGAACTTACAGATCAAGATGTTAGAAAAAGAATTTACGAAGATCAAAGAGATCAGATAGAACAAGATATGTCACCCTTTGGTTTTATAGTTGATGGAACAGAAGATGAAAGTTTTGTAGACGCTGATGGAGATCGTTGGTTTACAGATGAATATGGAGATAAAGGTGGTGGTTTAGATTATATGTGGAATTACAGATGAATATTGAAGACCAGTTTGGATTAGAACATTTACTTTTTGAACAAAGAAAATGTAAGATATGTGGTGAGATGAAGGAGTTGATAAATGATTTTTATAAAACTAGAAAAGATAGAGGAAATGTACCATCAGCATACGCATATGAGTGCAAGAGATGTTCAATTAAGAGAGTTTCTCAGGGAAGAAAAAAGAAAGAAAAGGTAGAGATTTATCCTGATTGGTAGAGTTCACGTCATGTTTCCCCATTTAGAGACGTAGCAATTCATAAATAAATTTAGTAAAACAACGTGGAACTTCGGAGAAAAACATGGCTGGCATAGGTTTAGTATCTCCAGGCGTTAAGGTCAGAGAGGTTGATCTTACGGTTGGTAGAATTGACTCCATAAGTGATCAGACAGGTGCGATAGTAGGCCCCTTTGAAAGAGGCCCTGTCCTAGAACCTTTGCTTATTGAGAATGAGCAAGATATGATCGATCTTTTTGGAAAACCATTTGACAACGACAGACAGTACGAATACTGGTACACTGCATCAAACTATCTACAGTATGGTGGTGTATTAAGAGTCGTTAGAGCAGACGGTGCAAATTTAAATAACGCAAACGTAGGTGGTATGCCTACAACACATCCAACAGGTATTGGATCAACTTCAAGTCTTAAAATTAAAAACTTTGATGATTATCAAAATAATTTTGAAGATGCTGTTACATATAGATTAGCTGCAAGAAACCCAGGCAGTTTTGCGAACGGAATGAAGGTCGCATATATCGATGGTGCTGCAGATCAGATTCTTAATGTAACTCCACACGCTGCTGCAAATATCACAGTTGGTGCTGCGGTAACTCAAGCAATTAGTGGAACACTTGTTGGGCCTGGCACAACATCAACAGTTGACGGATATCTACAGGGTATTGTTACTGGTGTTGGTGCAAGTACAATTGATGTTAAAGTTGCAAATCGTGTTTCTGCTGCTGGAACAATCTTCCCTGCAAAATATACAGAAAACGGATTACTTCAGTTTAGAGTTGGTGCTGCAACCAGTGAGGGTGTTGCTGCTCATGCTGTAGTTGGTGCAAACGGTTTAAGTGTTTCAAACACATCTTCAACAATCGCTGCCCCTGCAACAGGACTTACAACAGTCTTTACTTCATACGCAGTTAATGACTGGTACGATAATCAGTTTATTCAACTTTCAAATGGTGCATTACAGTGGAAAGAGATTGCTGAAAAACCAGGCACAAGTGGATATGCTGAGGCAAGAAACAGTAAGAACGATGAACTTCACATTGTAATCGTTGATGATAGTGGTAAGATCACTGGAACAACAGGTGCAATTCTTGAGAAGTTTGCATTCTTATCAAAGGCAGATGACGCAGTTAACTCATTTGGATCAAGAATATTCTATAAAGATGTTATCAAAGAACAATCAAATAACATTTTTGTAGGTATTTCAACAGGAAACGGATCAATCGCATCTGGTATTCAAACTGCATTTAGTCCAACATCAACAGACAACACTTGGGGTCAAGACGCTGAAGGTGTTCAGTTTAACTTTGTTGGTAACACACTCTATGAATTACAAGGTGGTAAAGATTACTCTGGCGTAAGCACAGAGGGTGGTTACTCTTGTTCTCTTGGAAACATAATCGGTGGTTATGAAATTTTCGAGAATGAGGCAGAATACTCTGTTAACTTCTTACTTCAAGGCCCTGGCATTGTAGGTAATCAAGCAGAATCACAAGCAAAAGCAAATAAATTGATTGCAATTGCAGAACAAAGAAAGGATTGTCTTGCAGTTATCTCTCCAAATAGAGAAACAACTGTAAACGTTACAAGTGCAAAAACACAAACAGATAACGTAGTTCAGTTCTACGATCCAATCACATCATCATCATTTGCTGTATTTGACTCAGGTTACAAGTATCAGTTTGATAGATTTAACAATAAATTCCAATTCTTACCACTTAACGGCGACATCGCTGGATTAATGGCAAGAACATCTGAGGAACAGTTCCCTTGGTTCTCACCCGCTGGCCCTCAAAGAGGAAACATACTTAACACAGTTAAGTTAGCATATAATCCAAATAAAGTACAGAGAGATACTTTATACACCAAGAGAATTAACCCAGTGATCTTCTCACCTGGCGGTGGATTCCTCTTATTTGGTGATAAGACTGGATTAGCAATTGCATCTGCGTTCGATAGAATCAACGTTCGTCGTTTGTTCTTAAACTTAGAATCAAGAATCGAAATTGCTGCAAGAACTCAACTCTTTGAGTTTAACGATGAAATTACGAGAGCAAACTTCCGTAATATTGTTGAACCATTCCTTCGTGGAGTTCAAGCGAAGAGAGGTATTACAGACTTCTTAGTTATTTGCGATGAGACAAATAACACACCTGATGTTATTGATGCGAATGAATTCAAGGCAGATATCTTTATCAAGCCTGCTCGTTCTATTAACTTCATCGGTCTTACATTCGTTGCGACTAGAACAGGAGTTAGCTTCTCTGAAGTCGCTGGTCGAGTTTAATTTAATCCCACTAAATAACCAAAGGAGTTAAAAAAAGAAAATGGCAACGTTTAATCAAAGAAACATAACAGAGTTTCGATCTAGATTATCTGGTGGTGGTGCAAGAGCCAATTTATTTGAAGTTGAGATTGCTTTTCCCGAAGAGTTAGGAATAAATTTAACAGATGTATCTGACAAAATTCCGTTCCTAGTTAAGGCAGCTGAAATACCAGCGTCAAACTTGGGTAATATTCCTGTTCCATATAGAGGTCGTGTTCTCCCTGTTGCTGGAGATCGCACCTTTGATCCTTGGACAGTAACTATAATCAACGATACTGATTTTGTAATTAGAGATGCGATGGAGAAATGGAGTAATTCAATTAATGATTTACAGACAGCTCAAGGTTCAATCAACCCAGAAGTTTATCAAAGAACAGCTCAAGTAAAACAGTTAAGTAGAGAGGGATCTGCTCCTGGCGATCCAGAAAAAGTGCTTAGAATATACAACTTTGTTGGAATTTATCCAAACACTGTTAGTTCTATCCCTCTTGATTTTGGTGCAACAGATCAAATTGAAGAGTTCCAAGTTACATTCAACTATCTATTTTACGAAGTAGCATCTGGATTAGGTAACTTATAGGTTGATAATAACCACAGTTTAGGATATAATATAAATACCACTATAGGTATCGAAGTTATACTATGGCACAACTTTTTGGTTTCTCGATTGATGATTCATATAAGAAACCGTCAGAAACAGTAGTCTCACCTGTCCCCAAAACTAATGAGGACGGTGCTGACTACTATTTGGCGTCAGGATTTTATGGTCAATATTTAGATGTAGAGGGCGTATTTAAAACAGAATATGATTTAATTCGTAGATATCGTGAGATGGCACTTCATCCCGAAGTTGATTCTGCGATAGAGGATATTATAATTGAAGCTATTGTTGCAGATCAAAACGATTCTCCAGTTCAAATTGACCTTGAGAATTTAAATGTAGGGCCAAATATTAAGGATCTTATTCGTGGAGAGTTTCAATATATCAAAGAAATGCTGGATTTTGACAAGAAGGCACATGAAATATTTCGTAATTGGTATGTAGATGGAAGAATATACTATCATAAAGTCATAGATTTAGAAAAACCAGAAGAGGGAATTAAGGAACTTAGATATATTGATGCGTTAAAAATTAAATATGTAAGAGAACAAAATAAAAAAGGCGGTGCAAATGCAATACAATATGCAAATAACAATCGACCAGGCTTAGATAGTTCAAATCCAAAAGAAGCTGAATTTCCTGGCTTAACAGAATACTTTATATACACTCCTAATTCATATCAGAAAAATCAGTATGGATCTGTTGCTGTCACAGGACAACAGAAAGATGCAATTAAATTTGCTAAAGATGCAATTGCTTATTGCACATCAGGTTTAGTAGATCGTAATAAACACACTGTTCTTTCATATCTACAAAAAGCGATCAAAGCACTTAATCAATTAAGAATGATTGAGGATAGTCTTGTAATTTATAGACTATCAAGAGCCCCAGAGAGAAGAATATTTTATATTGATGTTGGTAATTTACCAAAGGCAAAGGCAGAACAATATCTTCGTGAAGTCATGGCGAGATATCGTAATAAATTAACTTACGATGCAAACACTGGTGAGATTCGTGACGATAAGAAATATATGTCAATGATGGAAGATTTCTGGCTACCAAGAAGAGAAGGTGGTCGTGGAACTGAAATATCAACATTGCCTGGCGGACAAAATTTAGGAGAACTTACAGACGTAGAGTATTTCCAGAAGAAACTTTTCCGTTCCTTAAACGTTCCTGAGTCACGCATGGCTGACAATGCAAGTTTCAGTTTAGGTCGTTCATCAGAAGTTTTAAGAGATGAACTTAAGTTTAGTAAGTTTGTTGGAAGAATGAGAAAGAGATTTAGTAATCTTTTCCATGACATACTTAAAACTCAACTCATTCTTAAAAATGTTGTAACTCCAGAAGAGTGGGAATCAATGAGTGACCATATTCAATATGATTACTTGTATGATAATCACTTTGCTGAACTCAAAGATGCAGAATTAATGCAAGAAAGATTAGGACTTGTTGCAACTGCTGATCCTTATATTGGAAAATATTACTCTGTAGATTATATTCGTCGTAAGATTTTACGTCAAACTGATAGTGAAATTAATGAAGAAGATAAACTAATCGCCGCTGAAAGAGAGGCTGGACTTATTCCACCAACTGAACAAGAGTTACAAATGGCACAAATGGCTATGGATGCACAGAATAATAAGGATAATCTTGGTAAACCTATCAATGAACCAGAGATTGATACAAGTAAAACTGAAGATCCCGACTCGCCAGGCACACCAGATCTTAAAGGTGGCGAGATATAAATAAAACATAGGTATAGGATTTTTATCTCATGGATGAATTAATGAACTTGATGATTGCGGATGAATCTCCATCTGAAATTAGTGATTCAATAAAAACTGCTTTGTTTGCAAAGGCTGGTGCAAGAGTAGACGCTCTTAAACCTGCTGTCGCTAATGCAATGTTAGGTTATGAAGTTGAATCTGAAGAAGATGTAGAACCAGATGCAGAAACAGTTGGTGAACTTGATAATGCTGAAGAAACCGAAGAGGAAGAGTAAATGGCACATCAACCTGTAGGCGCTGGTTTTAGTTTTGCAACGAATCAAACAAGTGCTTCACAAACTTTTACAGTACAATCGGACACACTTAGAGTTGTTGCT